TTTCCCACCACGCCGCACCACTTCCTCTCATCTAGGTTGCGTCTACTGTGCTCTTGTAGTTGACGTTGAAATACTTCTTTCCGGTTTTCTTGCTCGTGGACGGGTCAATGGACAGCATCAACGTTGCGTTTCCAACTGCTCCTTCAAGAGTCTCGACTGCTTCGCTGACGGACGGAATCGTTCGTCCACTAATGCACCGAGCCAGCAGAAGGAAGCCACGCTGGGCCATGCTGGCTCCCGTAGCGCCACGCGGGAACCAGAACGTATCGGTGAATGTGTCCCCCTCTCGTTCTCCTACGAAAATCTGGAAAGTGGCCTTGGCGACGGCATTCTCTACATCCTGCACAATGACCTTGTCCATTGCGAACTTTGTGAGTAGAACAGTGTATTCACCTACTCCAATTTCTGAAGGTCGATAGGATAGGTCCACGTCATCCTGAAATTGGTCAAACTCTGCTACGATGTCCAGAAATCCACTTTTGTCACTCATTTCTTTTCTCCAGTAAGGGTTGCAACAGCTTCATCATACACTTTCGACAACTCTGACCATCCACCGATTCGAGGGATAACAGTCTTATCGGGGAAGGGCACTCGCACTTTCACGTCTGTAGTTGATTCTCCTTTCCATACTCCTCCAGGTCTAGTACGTACCACTCGCATGATTTCTTTCTTGGTTTCACCGGGCAAGACGATCTTCTTGCCACTGACAATCTTGGTTTCTCCAGGTTCGGTCCATGTTCTCGTCGCAAACTCCATGAACAGCATATGCTCACACTCTCGGCGGATGGCGACAGCGAATGAATCCGATACAGCTAAACTTTGAACGACCTTCTCCTCGCCTCCGACCTTTCTTGTCTTAGGGGTGACGTGGGCGAGCAGTGCCCAACCCAGACCGGCCCGATAGGCTGAATCCAAGATTCCGAAGATGTCTCTCCGCACTATGGTGTAGGCATTGCCATTTCCATCCTTATACTGAAGTGGGTCCTCAATCCCAGCGTTCAGGCAGAAGTCCCTCAGGAAGATGTCGATCATCTTGTCGATAGTGTCAATCCCCAGCATTTCGATGTCGGTCTTGCCACGACGTTTCCGCTCGATAATCTTCTCGGCCATGGCTCTGTAGGCAGCAGCCTGTTTGCCCAATGGGACAGTATCCGGCACAACGTACACACCGGCCTGAGGATCATCAACGGTCTTGCCGCCCCCCTCCATGTCCAAGATGAACGCCTTGGGATTGCTGTGCAGGATCGTGGACTTGCCACAGCCTGGACGGCCCGTAAAGACATACCTCCCGCGATTGGCAGAGACAGGGGCAAAACCTTGATGCACCCCGGGTATGTCAAGCAGGTCTTTGGCTAATGGACTCGTAATTTGACTACTCATTACTGGCACCTTCTTCTGCTTCAGGTTTGTAGAATGCCTTGGCCTCGGCCTCACCCGCCGCCTTGCCAGACTTTTTGATTACTTCATAGCACGCTTCCTTCACCCACTGTGCCAACTGGCGAACGAGCTTTTCATTATCTTCCCTTGACGGCTGTTTACTCATCGAGGTTTTCCTCTATTGTAGTAAACTTACCTTTGACAATCCCATCACACGCTGCACAGCAGGTGCCATCAGGACCGTCCTTAAGTTCATCTTCTTCACATGAATGGCACAGGAAAATTGTATAGGTCTTTCCATTGTCCTGGCGTGTTACAGTCGTCGTTGCCGCAATTGACCCGGCAGGGAACCACGTATCACATTCGAAACATCTTCCAGTCTTTTCTCGTGAGAGTCTAACTCGTGGTAAACATTGATGATCAACCATCTTGATTCTCCTCTGTTTCCTCATCTTCACGATGCTTCACATCGTAGCGACGGTTTACGATTGACTCCCACATGATTGGAGCACTTGAGCACAACTCAGCGAAGGGGCACTCCGTGTTGAATGAATGACAGGCGTAGTCACCAGCTCGATAGAACCGGTCCAGACACGGATTAGTTTGACTGGCTCTGGCCTGTTGCTGTAAGCGGAGATATAGTTCCTTGCTGAGAACTGGATCGACGAACATAGTGTGCGTCTGAAGGATGGGTGATGCGTCTGGATTAGCTGTGTGCTTCTCTTCATACCAATCTTTGACACGTTGGACATAGTGATCGAACCCATCCTTGTCTTTTGTCTTGGGACAGTATTTGATGGTCGGCTTCTGGACGATGTTGTGCACTGATCCGACGACCTTCCGTGCAATCTTTCGCCCCAGCCCTGTCTCTGCCCACGAATCAAGGTGGCATTGGAGGACCAGGCGATAGAGGGCAATCTGGGATGAAATCCGAACTGATCGTGCTCGGGTGAGAGTGTTCATGGACGTGGTCTTGTGGTCAATGATCCATACGTCCCCTGTAGACTTCTTTATCAAAGCAAGGTCACAGGGAGATATGAGGGGAACGGATATGCCCTGTATCTTGGCTTCCAGCTTCAACTCGACACAAGGGGTTCCATCGGGCGTTTCCAAAATCTCCCAATCGTCCCAACTAAAGGGCGTATGGCTCATAAAGGCAAAGGCCATGGCACGAGCCTTGTGGTAGTCATCTTCCATCTTCTGAAGGACACTTGTGATAGCATGACCGTCAAGCGTGAACCCAGCCGGATCGGCAGAGGCAAGAATTTCGGTTGTTCGTTTGTGCAGTTCATTGTCAGCAGCACGCAGCGACTGTTCCTGATCGGCACCGGTAAAGAGGGCTTGGAGTGTGAGATGGAAAATCCGACCGATGCTCAGGGCTGACGAATAGGCTTTGGGTTTCAGGCCAAACTTGGACCGATACATGAACTTACGAGGGCAGTGTTCCAGTGAGTGGATGGACGACGAGCGGATCGGTGGAATGCGAACGTCTGTGAACAGCCCTTTCAATTCCGGCGGAAGTGTCTGGCCGTGGCACGATCCAGGGTTTTCAAGAATGCCACATGAGTCAGCACAGGGTGGTTCGAGTTTACTTACGACGCAAGTCATCTGGTGCCTCCCTTAAAACACAAGTTGGTTTCAACAGCGGATCATCAACCCGCCGTTGTTTTATAGCCGATTCGTCGCCTGATGTCAAGAGTTTTCTTGATAAGTTTTTTGGGCGGCGGATATCATCAAGCTCAGCCGGAAGGGCTCCGGTACGAATGCAGTGTTCGGTGTGTACGAAGGCCATGAGATTGAAGGCAGCCTGAATGGCGTGGTCCTCATCGTCCTGTCCATCAAGCCATTGTACGATATGACGCATACAGGACGCTTGAATGCGGGAAAGGTTCATGCCTTTTTCCCAGTTCCGTTCGCCATAATGGGCAGCGCCTTTGGCCAGGAGAACTCCCAGACGGTCCAAGAAGATCGGGCTTATGAGGTCTAGGCGGGATTTGCCTTCTTGGGTGTCACGCTTCGCTCCGGTTGAGAACGTAGTTGGATCACCCGCCTGATTGAGGTTGTAGGTCATTTGCTTCCATTCCTCCATGTTTGTGCGTCCTGACGATGTGCTTCATACCAGTGGTCACTGTACGGCTTCCCATGAAACGGATGGTGGAAGATGTGACCCAACATTAGTCTGAGTATTCGCTCGCCCAGCCGACGACGGGCAATAGATGATAAGGATGCTGATGTAAACAGCAGTCGAAGATCGAAGGCGCACGCGACTTGTATTAGCCTGTCGAGAATGATGCCTTCCGGGAGGATGTGGTCACGTTCGTACTGTACAAATTCAGCATGGGATGGCTCTATGAGTAAGTATCGAGCACCATAGGGTGGAGTGGGAGGCATTGTATTGCGTAGTCGATGAAAGGCTTTGCAGCACCGCTTCCAGTCGTCGGTGAATAAGTTGGTGTAGATTTCCGAGACGCGGCCTTTGCGTTCGATGGTGCAGAGGCGATCATGTCGTGTTCCTTTGGGGAACTCTAAACAGTAGTCACCCGCGAATAAGGCATCGCGCTCCGTGCTCACTATGATCTCGTGTGTCTCGCCCGTCCTGTCAGCTCTCCATTCCAGTATCCGAGGAAACAGGATTGGCATCTTCTCTCGACTGTCAATGATGACAGTCAACTCATTTGGAACGTTTAACAATCGCATTAGTTACCCCCAAGTAGCGATGTCTTTCCATCTGCCAGAGTCATACTCTTCAAACCTGTTCGTGTCTGGGTTATATCGCATGATGGACATTACCCCAACCTCGAATGCGTC